TAACAATGCCAAAAACACGAGACTTTAGAGGAGCGTGGACACTTGAAGGTGACGTAATGAAAGAAGATCTTTCTGCCGCCAAAGAAATATTTAGAGATAAAGTTAAAGAAGCTCGTACACCTCTACTAGCATCAGAAGATGTAGCATTTATGATGGCCTTAGAGAATGATGACGCATCAGCTAGAGCAGCTAGTGTAGCTAAAAAGAAAGCACTACGAGATGCAACTAAGGCATCCGCTATTGATGCAGCCTCAAGCATAGAAGAACTTACAGCAGCTTGGGATACATCAGTACTAGGCGACAGCCCTTACGCATAAAGGATAGATAGATGGCTTTAACTAAAGTAATAGGCAGTGGTGTTGAGGGTATAACCAATTTATCTAATGCTACTTTTCTAAGTGTAAATGCTTCAGAGGTAGCAACACTTTTGACTACTGCTGTAGTTACATCTGAAGGCGGTGCAGCTACTAGTATTATTGGTCAAGGGTTAACTAAATCTTGGAGTAATGTAGTTGGTAATGGTACAGCTATAAGTGATAGTTTTAATCTTACAAGTTTAACAGATAATGCTGCAGGAAGTTTTACAAAAACAATAGCTAATGATATGGCTAGTGTTAACTATTCAGTCTCAGGTATGATTGCACCATTAAGTAGCCAATCTGCTGAAAATATAGCTAGATGTATGAACATAGATCACGGTACAGCAATGACAGCATCAGCATACAGGGTTCACTGTGTATCTAGTACTAATGGTGGTACTAATGTTGGACTAGAAGATAACGAAGATACTATGACTCAGGTAGTAGGAGACTTAGCATAATGCCATATATAGGACGAGGATCAGACTTTGGAGTACGTAGTAGGTTTATCTACACGGCTACTGCAGGGCAAACGACATTTAGTGGCAACGATGACGCAGGTATTACACTAGCCTACACTGACACATTGTACATGGACGTATATCAGAATGGTGTACTCTTAGTACCAGCCACAGATTATGCAGCATCAACAGGTACATCCGTTGTATTAGTACAGGGTGCATCTGTAGGTGACACAGTAGAGTTGCTAGTGCATGACATATTTAGTGTAGCAGATTCTGTGAGTGCCAAAGATGGTGGTACATTTAGCGGAACAATAGCTGCAGCAGGATACTCATCATCAACAGCAGGAACATCTAACTACATTGCTGGTGTTAATGCAGGTAACTCAATACAGGCTGGTGGTAACTACAACACTGTCGTGGGTGATGAAGCTGGTACTGCGATTACTACAGGGGATAACAACACATCCTTGGGGTATGGAGCTTTAGACGCTAACACTACAGCCTCCAATAACACTGCCATTGGTGCGGATGCTTTAACAGCAAACACCACAGGAGCTACTAACACAGCCGTAGGTAAATCAGCTCTTGCTGCTAACACTACAGCATCTAACAACACAGCAATGGGTTATAATGCAGGAACAGCAGTAACTACAGGTACTGAAAACACAGTGGTTGGTGCGCTTGCAGGTGATGCAATAACTACTGGAAATGAAAATACAGCAGTTGGTAAGACAGCATTAAGTGCAGATACAAAGGGCCATCGTTCAGTTGCAATAGGTCAGGGTACATTAGCTACACAAAACTTTACATCATCTACAAATTCTTACAACACAGCAGTAGGTTTCCAATCAGGTAATGCAGTAACCACAGGCACACTTAACACTATTATTGGTGCTTTAGCTGGTGACGCATTAACTGTAGGTAATTCTAATACAGCAGTTGGACAAAACGCATTAAGTTTAGATACACAAGGTGACCTAAATACTGCAATAGGAATTGGTGCTTTACAGTCTCAAAACTTTACGAGTAGTACAGATTCTTATAACACAGCAGTTGGTGGTTTTGCAGGGGGTAGCAATACCACAGGACAAACTAACACTTTTGTTGGGGGTCTTGCTGGCAATAAAAACACTACAGCGTCTAACAACACGGCTGTGGGGTATCAGGCACTTCTCTCTAACACTGAAGGCGCACAAAACACAGCTTTAGGTTGGAATGCTTTAAGAGCTAACACCACTGCTAGTGACAATACAGGACTTGGTAAAAGAGCGTTAGATGCAAATACTACAGGAATACAGAACACTGCTGTTGGAGTAAATGCTTTATTAACGAACGTAGCAGGAGATAATACTGTTGCTATTGGTAACGAAGCAGCAGAACAATTAAACCCTAGTGGCAATGTAGATATGAATGGGGTATACATAGGCTATCAAGCAGGTGATGAAGTAACTACTGGCCCACATAATACAGTTGTTGGTGCTTTAGCCGCTAATGCATTGACAACTGGTTCTAATAATTTACTTTTAGGTACTACTGCTGGTAACGCTAGTCAGCCGGGAGGATCTATATCAACAGGTGATAATCAAATAGTTATAGGTAATGCAAGTAATACAAACGCTCACATTCAAATTGATTGGACTGTAGCTTCAGATGAAAGAGATAAAACTGACTTTACTGCATTAGACTTAGGATTAGATTTTGTTAAAGGATTAGAACCTGTAACATATAAGTGGGATAAACGCTCTAACTATGGAGATGACGTAAGTACCATAACACATGACGGTACACATAAAGAAGATTGGTTGGATGTAGGGTTTAAAGCACAGGCTGTTGAAGCACTAGAGAAAGCCGCTGGTTATACCATAGCTGATAAAACTAACCTCACAACTAACCTTACAGATGATGGCAAGCAGTATGGTCTGACATATAGTAAGTTTGTACCAATACTTGTCAAGGCAATACAAGAACTATCAGAAAAGAACGATGCTCTTGAGGCTCGTCTAGCAGCATTGGAGGCATAGAGTATGAGTAAAGCAGCAGAGTTAGCCAAGTCAGGTGACACACTAACGAACCAACCGTCAGGCAGGAAAAACATCGTAATCAATGGCGGTATGCAAATATCACAAAGATCTGTTTCAACTACAGGTGTAGGTAATGCTACTGGATATTTTGGACCAGATAGATGGAAAATACACAAAGATGCAACAACCGCTGGGCGGCTTACAATGACGCAATCAACAGATGCTCCTGATGGATTTGCTAATTCTTTAAAAATGGATTGTACTACAGCAGATACATCTATTGCAGCAGGAGAACGATTATCTTTAGGTTGTTCTATTGAGGGGTTTGATTGCCAACACATTAAAAAAGGAACATCTGATGCACTGCCAATGACTTTGTCTTTTTATGTTAAAGGAGATCAAGCAGCTACATATAATGTAGAGGTAGGTGACTTTGATAATAACCGTTGTTTCTATAAAAGATTTGCAGTAACTACATCTTGGAATAAAATTACAATAGCCATTCCTGCTGATACTACTGGCGCATTTAATAACGACAGTGGAGAGTCTATAGCTTTAGGTTTTTGGCTTAATGCTGGAGCTACATATAATGGTGGTACTTTCGTAGAAGATGCGTGGTCAACATATGCTGCTAATGTACGTTCTCACTCATCTAATACACAATTTTTTGATAGTACAGATAGAGAGTTTTTTATAACTGGTATTCAATTAGAGGTAGGTTCGCAAGCTACAAATTTTGAACACCGTTCAAGAGGAGAAGAAATGTTACTGTGTCAGAGATATTTTTTCATAGGTTGTAGCTCAACAGATGCTCACACAGGTGGTATGGCAAACGGAAGTTTTAGAACAACTAGCAATGCACAAATTTTACAGCAACATCCAGTTGCAATGAGAGCTAATCCAACAGCTACATTAAGGGCTTCTGGTTCTGTTGTTATTCACGACACTAATGATGGAAACAACATTAATGTAACAGCTATAGATTCAGTAGTTTTTCAATCTGTAAAGTCCACATTAATTGGTTTAACATTAGCTTCAGCAAGTGGCGTAGTAGGAGAAGGATGTTGGACGTATTCTGCAACTTCTACACCTGGCATAACCTTTGATGCAGATATGTAGCTATGGAAAAAAACAACAACAGTTGGCATCTCAGTAAGTCCGTACCCGTATCACTTATACTAGCACTCGTCATACAAGCAGCCGCCATAGTGTGGACTGTATCACAGATGCAATCTAATATAGAAGCTAACGCTATGAGTATAGTAAAAATAGAAACACGAACAGAAAAGCTAGAGCTTGCAGTCCAAGGACAAGCAGTAGCTCTTGCACGAATAGATGAGAACATCAAAGCAATACGTATGTCAGTAGAACGTATAGCGTCAAAAGATTAAGGATCATAAATAATGCCTATTAAATTTGCAGGGTTTGATACCAAACAAATTAATGATATTCTAGCAATGGCAGGTCGTAAAGGGCCACCTCTTGCCGCAGATGAAGCAAAAAATTTAATAAATGCTGACAAGAGGTATAATGCCTTTTATACTAGGCAAGTAGAAAAAGCTATGGCATTAGTTGAAGGTCGTCAGATGGCAACGGGAGGATTTGTATTCCCTAGCAAAAATGCTCGCGGTAAAGTTAATACTCTTATGTCAAAAGACAACCCTGAGTTTTCTGAGTCTATTGTTGATTTACAAGCTGCCCAGGTAAATAAAATGGAAAACCAATTTCCTACTCCAGATCAACAAGAAAGAAGATTTGCTGAAGGTGGTACGGTAGATCCAGCTAAAACATTTTTAGATGCAGCACAACAAAATTATTCTGATGCACTTGCGGCACAACAGGCAGCACGAGATGCACTAACAGCAAATCCTGCAGACGAAAGTTTTAAAACAGCTCTAGAAGCAGCAACGTCTGAAGTAGCTCGTTTAAAAGAAGCAAGAGAACAGGCTACTGCACAATTTAAAGAAACAGCAACAGATAGCGCACCAGAACTGTTAGATAAAGCTATAACAGATCCTGAGTCTATGACTACTACCGCAGATACTGCCACAACCACTGACGAGCAAGCAGAAAAAGGGTTGATGGAAAAGACTGAGGGTGCTGGGGAAGCTGATACGGCTACTGGAACTACTGCAGAGACTGCAGCAGATGTAGTGACGCAACCGAAAACAGATGCCGCTGAAGCTGGTACTACTGGAACTACTGACGCAACCGAAGAACTTATGAAAGAAGTAGACGCTGCAACAGGAGAAGTATCAGACGATGCTACTGTAGTAGCGGCAGAAAAAGATCCAACTACATCAGAATCCTTAGATGTAGAAGTTGAACAAATTACAGACCCAACAAAAGTAGAAGACACAGAGGATCGTAAGGTAGAAGACGATGAGCTAATTGAAGGTTCTACCGTTGACATGGACAAAGTTAAAGAAGAAACTAACTTTGAAGCCGCAACAGGTGCGCCCTCTACAGATGCTACTGTACAAGGCCAGTTAACTAGTCTTATGAAAGACTTTGAGGGTGGAGATCCTCCCCCTTGGGCAGCAGGGGCTATGAGAGCCGCTACAGCAGCTATGGCGGCTAGAGGGCTAGGTGCATCTAGTATGGCAGGACAGGCTATTATACAGGCTGCTATGGAGTCTGCACTACCTATAGCACAAATAGATGCCGCTACTTTTTCTAGGTTTGAAGAACAGAACTTATCTAACAGACAGCAAGCAGCTATGTTTGCAGCAGAGAAAAGAGCGCAATTTTTAGGCATAGAGTTTGATCAAGAGTTTCAAACCAGGGTAGCTAACGCTGCTAAAGTATCTGACATAGCAAACATGAATTTTACTGCAGATCAACAAGTCGCTATTGAAAACGCTAGACTAGCACAGACAGCAGATCTAGCTAACTTAGATGCTAAGAACGCTAAAGTTATGGCTGATGCTGCAACAATAGCACAGCTTGAATTAGCTAACTTAAATAATCGTCAACAAGCACAAGTTGAAAATGCTAAATCATTTTTACAGATGGACTTAGCTAATCTAGACAACGAACAGCAAGCTGAACTATTTAAAACTCAGACAATAGCTAACTCAATATTGTCAGATGCTGCTGCAGAAAATGCTGCTGCCCAGTTTAATGCGTCTAGCGAAAATCAAACAAACCAATTCTTTGCTAGTATGGCAAACCAAGTAGCTCAGTTTAATAATGAACAAACTAATGCAATGAATAGATTTAATGCCGGAGAAACTAATGCGTTAGCTGAGTTTAATACAACACAGAAAAATCTTAGAGGGCAGTTTAACGCCCAGAATAGTTTAATTATAGAGCAAGCTAATGCAGAGTGGTATCAAAAAATAGCTACGACTGATAATGCAGCTACTAATCAAGCAAATAGGGATGCTGCTGCTGCAGCTAATAACATGACTACTTTAGGTTTTGGGGCTTACATGCAGGAAGTACGTGACTTAATGAGTTACTCTTGGCAGACAGCTAATAATGATGCAGATAGAGCAACTAACTTAGCTATAGCTAAAGTTGCAGGTGACGCTAACATGGCTAATGCAAAAGCAAAAAAGTATTCTGGCTTGTGGACAGCGTTAGGTGCTGTTGTAGGTGGTCTCTAATATGGGGTACTATAGCTATAGCACTATGGGGGGTTTTGAAACTGGTAGAGACTCCGAACCTGAGAAAGATAAAAATTTAACTGAAGCAGTAAGTTATATTTATGAGGATGTTAAAGACATATTTAGCAAAGACATAAAAGAAACCAAAGAAAAGCAAGGGCTTATGAGTTCTAATTTTTCTAATAATAACGACAATGACGACAACGATGATTCTCCCCCTACTATACTTGAAAATGTAACTAATGCAGCAAAAGCATTTATGGGTTTCTTTGGTCAGGCAAATCCTTTATTAGGAGCTGCTGCTGGAATAACTGCAACTATTTCTGGATCTAGTGTTGCCGATCAATTGGAAAAAGTTAGAAAAATAGACACACCTTTTGACTACAACAAAGTATACAATCAATATTTAGAGACCCCAAAAACTGGACTAGTAACAATTCCTAGTCGTGCAAAGACTGCTGCGGCATTTAAAGGATCTTTTTCTGGTGAAAGTATGTTTGTGCCTACTACGTTAGGTAGCTTTACTCCCCCTCCTAGCACACCTACGGGGTATGGAGCAGATACTGATGAGACTATGTTTGTACCTACTCCCACAGGAGAACCTTATCCGCTGAACAGGCCTATACCTAGACCCTTAGGGATGGGAGCAAAAATTAAAGCACAGGAAGATGAAAGAACAAGAATAATAGATAAACTTGCAATGTCAGAAAGTAGTAACAATTTTGCTGCTGATAATAAACTAGGCTATATAGGACGGCTTCAATTTGGAGCAGGTCGCCTAAAAGATTTTACAGATGCAACGGGCAGAAGTACTGCAAATTTTAAAAATACGCCTTCTTTACAAAAAAGAGTAGAGCAATGGCATATTAAAGATCTTGAGTCTTTTATTATAAAAAATAAATTAGATGACTATTACGGAAAAGTAATTGGGGGTGTTGTTGTAGATAAGGATGCTATTATAGCTATGGCTCACTTAGGAGGAAAAACGGGAGCTAAAAAGTTTTTAGACACGAAGGGAAGCTATAATAAAAGAGACAAGCTTGGAACTTATATGTCTGACTATGGTAAGAAATTCTCTGCAGCCATAGAACCTCTTTACAACGATATGCAAAAAATAGTTGATCCAGTACCAGTAAAAAGACCTACAATTGATACGACTACACAAACTTCAGAAGTGACAACAGATAACGATGACAACGATAACAACCAAGATGGCGATACTTTTGATCTGAGAAGCGTACCAATAGAGACATTACTAGACCCGTCAACATATATTCATGGCACTAATGACAGAGAACAAAAAATCCGTATTCTAAGAGAAGTGTACGGTATATTTGTAGAGGTAGTATAAATATGACATATAGTGTACAACCATCTTATCAAGAACAAATGGGCTTTGGCTTTGGTGGTGAAGGCGAATTTGGTGGCCTTGGCTCTAAACCAGAGGTAAAGGATACAACATCAAATACGGAAGCTAACAACAACAATAATGATAACGATAATAATCAAGACGATACGCCTGTAAGTATAAAAGATAAAGTAAGTAGTTTTCTTAGTAACGTAGCTTCCAAAGCAACAAACTTTTCTGCAGAAGAATTTGTGTTTGGTAAAAAAACTGCTGCTGCTTTTGCACAAGAAAGAAAACGAATTTCTAGTACTTTAGATAAAACACCTAAAACTACAACTAAACTTTTGTTAGAACAAACCCCAGCTTCAGGTTATATGGCAGATCAAGACTCTAGTACCTTTTATGAACAACTAATAAAAGAAAAAGAACAGTCACTTGGTAGCTACATAAACTATGAAGAAAAAGATTTAGATGACCTATCTACATTGTACCAAAGCCGTAATAATGCTTTATTAAATGAAAGAATTTATAGAGCGTTAAACCCTGTCGTAAAAAAAGAAATAGCAAAAGATCCTAGTAAGATTGACGAGTTATCTGATGAAGACTTTCAGGCTACTTTGCTTAGTGAGGATGGACAAATTTTAGGAATAGATAAAATGAAAGAGAGCTTAACTAATTCATTCTTTAAACCTATAAAAAGACCTTTGGCGTTATCAGCTAAAGATAATTTACTGGGGCTGTACTAAATGGGATTTCCTTTAGAACTAATTACCATGTTAGGTTCCACTATTTTAGGTGGGGTTATGACTATTTGGGGTCAATCAATAAAGGCCAAAGCAGAACAAAACAAGATGCTATTACAACGTGCTGAGTTTAGAGCAGGTGCAGTAAAAGACGCTAGAGAGTACGGTAGGAAAGATACGCACTTTGCTTGGACAAGAAGACTTATTGCATTAGGAGCAGTCGGTGCTATAATAGTACTACCCAAGGTAGCTGCTGTATGGTATCCTGAAATAGGTGTAGTTGTAGGATATACAGAAGTACAAGGAGGGTTCCTTAACTTTTTGTTTGGTCCCAGTGAAGCAATCGTATGGAAAGCCGCAAGAGGTTTTGTAATCACACCACTAGACACACATATAGTTTCAGCCATCGTAGGTCTATACTTTGGTGCAGGTTTTACTAAGTAAGGTATATTTAAAAAATGACAAATCTAATACAATCAGCCGTCCCAGGTCAATCTTTAACAGACTTACCTAAAAATTCTCCGTGGGAAAGACCTGCCCAAATATCAAAACTAGAAGATGTTGTAACGCATTACATAAATAAATTAGCAGATGAAGAAGTTATGGATGACATGGCTGTGTTATTTCAGATGGGGGCTGATTTAGAAACCGTCACTGAGACTATGCACACGGCAGGCGCAATGAAGGGGGTGCATACTGTAGAAGTTGGTTTGTTAGCTGGTCCAATTGTTGCTTCCTTTTTAAAGTCAATGTTAAGTACTTACGGTATTGACGCACCAGAGAAAAGTGTTTCTGTTGATGAAATAAAAGAAAGTAAAGAACATGGACGGTTATCTCAATTAATAGATGCTGCTATAAGTAAGGCAAAACAAGAGGATGCAGGTACAGACATGTTACAAGAAATGGCGGATGTCTCTTCACCAGAAGCAGCTTCACCTATGCCAGAAGTAGAAGCGGATGTTTCTGAAGCACCTACAGAGATGGCAGAACAAGGAAATGGAATTATGTCTAGGGGGGTTGTCTAATGAGTCGTTTTGGTGATGCAGGGCTTGCTTTTCTTGAGGGGTTTTTAGGAGCCAAAGCAAAAAAACTTGAAAGAGCAGACGAAAAAGCTCAAAGCTATTATGACATGCAAATGGAACTAGCAGCAAGAAATCTACCTAAAATAAAAGCTGCTGACACCGTAGTTAATAATGCTCTGGGAGTTGTGAACCAAGTAAAGAGTATGTACGGTACTGACGATATGATAATAGCAGCTCAGTCTATGGGGCCGGATGGACTAGTAGACCTAAGAAATAAAATGGCATCCGCACAAAAACAACTTGGTGGTGTTTGGAACGCAGAATACGTAAAAGACATTTGGGGTGTTATACCGGATGAAGTTCGTAATAGCGAAGCGTTTCTAGAATATTCAGGAACAGATACTACTGACTTTATTAGAAAGTCTATGGGCAGAGGAAGTTATACAGTAGGTGACTTTAAAGCTCCAAAAGATAGTTTCTTTAGCAGGTTAGATGGTCGAAATAAAATGGCTAGGACTAGACAAGAGCTAGATCAAATGGAATTTGCGGAAGGCATGAGTGCATACGATATTAATCAATCAGCAAACGCTGCACAATATCAATCCTTAATACCTGGTGCATTTATACAGTATCCTAATGCAAGAGTATTTGATATAGCTGCACAAAATTCATTTGACGATGGCCTAAGTTCTGCAATACGTGATGTAAGTAGATACAATACTAATTTTATACAGGCAGAGTTGAACAGAGATAATGGACTTGAATCCCTTCAAAATATTCTTAATACTGCCAGAACTTCAACTTATGATAAAAACATTATTAATAATGATAAAATAAAAAATTTAAGAATAGGCCAACCAATAGATGCTAGTTTCAAAGCTAACAGTAGTGTTGATGACAATGAGTTCAACAAATACCTAAGTGAGGTAGGGTTGGATTCTTACAATTCTAATACTTTACAGTTTAATAATGCAACACAAACCATGAAAGAAATAATACACAGCACAATTGATAACAAAGTAGGTCTGTTAAAAATTAATTATGGGGAAAGTGTAATTAATGATGTTGGTCTTAGGAGTATATTATCAAGGCCTGCTACATTAGGATACGAACTCCCTGCTATGGTAGACTCCAATGGGGATGCAGTAACAGAAGTTGAAAGTACAAAAGTTATTGATACTCCTGGCCCCTCAGATCCTAAAACTTGGAAGGTGTTGAAAATTGAATTAACAGACACTGACAATAAATTTAGCGTAAAAATACAGGATGGTGTTGGAAAAAATGGGGAACCAAGAACATTTACAATGCTTGTAGAGGACCCGTTAAAACTTGCACAAGTGTCTATGCCGATTAGCAAAGACGGATTAAAAGTGTTTGGCTCTGTAGATTTAGAAAGGTCACAAGAAATTATGGCTGCTCTTACAGGTCAAATAACTGAGGCTGCTCTTAAAAAGTTAATTGACGCTAAAGCCGCTAGTCTTCCAGAGTTTAAAAAGGATGGTGAGAGCAAAGCAGGAAGATCAGGAGCAGAGAACATAACACAAATTGATAAAAAGAAATCTAGAATGATACAAGATACACAAGTAATTTTGTCAAGAAGTCAGATAGAGTCAGCTCTTATGCAACTAGGAGATAAAGTTGCTACAGGTTTTAAAGACGAACCAGCAGGTAATTTACTTATGCAGGGACTAGGTTATGCTTTTGATAACCCAACAGTTGCACAAAGAAGAGATATTACACGAAGAGCAAGCTTATGGTACAAAAATAGCAAATCCGCAATAAATCAAAATGCCCTTCAATATTTTAAACAAAATCCTAAACAATTAAGTGAGGCGGAAAAAGATCCTATAGGTTGGTATTTACGTTATGAAGCACAATTAAATAAAGAAAGCAAATAAAGAATGGCTGACCTATCTTTTAGTAATATCTTTTATGATAACCTTCCTGAGGAGGAAGAAGACAATAGCGTTGTTGCTTTTCCTGATGCTCCAATTAGAAAAGAAAGTGACCAAGCTACTGCCTCATCTCTCCAAAACATTTACTACGACAATGAAGATGACGGAAAGTATCCTTCCTTAGAAAGTAAAAATCTATTTGATAATCCTAATAATATAAACCCTACTGATAAAAGTTTAAGAAAAGAAGACTTGAAGAGTGGTAAAAACGTAAGAGACATACGCGCATTAATGATTTCTCGTTTTGGTCAAGACTATCGAGGCGCAGGAAATAAAACAGATGACGATGTAGTAGAAGATTTTATTGGGCATATGCGGTGGGTTGAAGCTAACGTAGTAAAAACTGCCGGAGAAGTTAGATGGATAAGCAACGCCTCTGACGATGAAAAGATGTTAGCCCAGAGAGCATACTCTTTATATGATCAAATGGGTAATGTATTCGTTAATGACGGTTATTATGGCGCATTTGACGGCATGAAGGATTACATCTTTGCTGTTGCAGCAGACCCAACAAGCTGGGTAGGTTTATTAACTGGAGGATTAGCTAAAGGTGGTGCTGTAGGTAGTAGTGTTGCAGGTAAGGCTTTAATAAAGAAAGCTATGGCTGAAGCATCAGAGCGCGTACTCAAAGACAAAGGTACAAAACAAGCAGCCAAGCAAGCAGGAAATAAAGCTAAAGAAAATATGCTTAGAAAAATGTCTACTGAAGTTAATGCAAAAAAGAAAAAAGCAGTAGGAAGATCAATATTTAAAGCTAACCAACAAGCCTTTCTACAAAGATCTGCATTGGAAGCACAAGAGAAATTAGCTAAAGACATAAGCAAGCAAGGCGCAACAAAAGCATTAAAGCTATCTAAAAAAGAAGCAGGGTCTTTAACCCTCAGAGATAGGGCTTTTGGGGGAGGTACTACATTAGGCATTTCTAAACCTGTGTTTCAAACAGGCGTTCTTGATGCAACTGCTGCCGTACTACAAGACGCAGCCATTCAAAGCAATAGAATAGACATTGGCGTACAAGATGAGTTCAGTGCTATATCTAGTGCCTTTAGTTCGTTAGCAGGATTTGCATCCGTTGGCGCACATGTAGGTTTTAAAAAGATGGGTGCTGAAAAGTCTGGTCTTGAAAATAGTAAAGACAGATTTAGAATTAATGAAATGGTAAGCCAGGCTAATTTAAAAGCAACCAGCTTACTTAATAAAACGCAAAGTGCAAAAGCTGCAGAACATGTTTTACAAAAAGCAAAAGGGTGGAAAACTAAAGTAGACGAAGGTCGTAAGATAATGCAACGGGGAGGAAACAACCCTCTAGAAAGTGATTACGTTGAAATGCCTTTATCCACTTTATTACGAGACATAGTACTGGGTACAGGAGGAAAAGGTCAAGTTGATGGTCTTTTAAGAATGTATATGGATGACTTTAACATAAAGCTTACTGGTAAAGTTAATATATCAGATCTTATAACAGACATCATTCCTGAAATGACAGACATACAATTAAGACAAATAAATGATTTATTAGCAGACACAAGTTTACATGTTAAGTTTGGTGATCTGACACAGATTAGATTAGAATTACCTTCTCTAATGGCATCACAGTTTTCTGAAGCAGGGCGTATACTAGCCGTTCCCTCTGTAGCTAAACGTGTGCTAGATGGTGCGATCCTTAAAGGGGATGAGGCTCTAGAAGCGATGAAGCGAGGAATAGAACTTAAAGATGAAGCAGCAGGACAAAAAAGTAGAACTAAATATGCTTCGTTTGCTCAAAATGCTTGGAAAAGACTTTTAGTTTCTTCCCCGGCTACAACGTTTGTAAACGTACAAGGATTTGCTCAGTTCTTTGGTGCTAGATCTATAGCTGAAATGTTAAATGGTGGGGTAACCTACGCATACGGTTCTATTACAGGCAATAAAGAAATGCAAAGAATGGGTGCTGTATACGGATCAATGATAGTACAAAAACTAAAAAATCTAGCTGACCCATACTCAACAAGACAAGCATATGAAGAATTTTTATTATACAACGAAGACGTACAGAAAACACTGAAAGCAACTATAACTGCAGGTGTTGATAGAAAGTTATCTGCGTTCAACATGCCACAAGAAGGCGTGGGTGGTAAGATCGCTCGTGGAGTAGAAAATGCTGTTACTACAGCTAACAGAGTAACTGCTGTTGAACTCCAAGACTCTGTAACTAAAGCCTTAATGTTGACTACTGAAATGGATAAACTTCTAAGACTAAAACACGGTGTGACTTTATCTGATGTAATAAATGCACGAGAAGTTTCTGTTAACGGAAAATTAGTACGAGCAGATGTTGACTTAATTGATACAGACATTGTAGGAAGTGCAGTGGATACAACATTGAGATCTGTATTTGCTAAAGACTATACTACAGACGACCAAGGCCTAAAAGGTTTAGCTGAGTTAGTTGAAAAAGTATCCGCTACTCCTGGTCTAGGTACGATACTACCATTTGGTAGGTTCTTTAATAGCGTAGTAGCTACAACCTATCAGTGGTCGTTAGGTGGCCTAGTTCAATATGCTAAGACAATAGGGCGTGTTGCTACAGTAGGAGAAAAAGCAGATGTTTCTGGTTTTGGTATGTTTAAAGGCATTAAATTTAAAAGAGGCCAAGAAGCAATAGAACCAAAAGAAGCACTATACCGTAGTGTTGTAGGACTTACTGCTATTAGTTTAGCTATGCAAAGTGACGACGAAGCTAAAGCAAAAAATCTTCCTTGGTATCAAAGAGAAGTAAATGGTGCAGTTGTTGATTTTAAAAATACATTTCCTATGTCAGTCTGGATGATAGCAGGGCGTATTTCTAATACTGTAAAAGATGGAGATACCGTTTCTAATTCTTTATTAATAGACTTAGGTGATGCACTTGCTGTAGGACAGGTTGCTAGAGACACTCAGTTTTCAAATGATTTACTTAACATGATGGATGTTATGTTTAACGACGAACCAGACAAACGTCAAATAAATGCCCAGCAAGTTTACAGAGCAGCAGGTAATATTGCGGCTGGTTTTACTAGACCTCTAGATGCCCTTAACAAGATAGTAGGGTACATGGCAGACAGTGATGTAGCTAAAGATCCTCGACAAGAAACAGGAGCTAACGTATTTGCTATATCTGCAACAAAGTATGTCGATAACCTTATTGAAATATTTTTAGATAAAGACGTAAAGATTGGTGCGCTAGGAACTAAAACTTTACGAGTTGGTGGTAGGGCAGGAGATATACAAGATCCCAACCCAATTGCTAGGGCAATAGGCGTTACTACTAAACCTGGCAGAACCGCTACAGAGATACTTTACTCTATGGCGGAAATGAAAGACTTTAAATCTAGTGAAAGAAGTAACTTACCTGCTTATGATAGAATATTTAATGAGTTGTTTGCTCCTATAATGGAAAGAGCTTCCGCCAAATGGTTAGACACAGGGGTCTTCCAAAACGGAACGCAAAAACAAAAAGAACAGATTGTTAAGAATGTCAAAAACGAAACAGCAAACACCGTAAGAAAACTCATGGATGAAAACTACCGTGGTAATGATGCTGCTCAACTGTCGTTAAAAAGAAAAGCAAAGATGCAAAAGAAAGATGCTAAAGAAGCAGCGTTTAAGTACTTAAAGAGTATAGGCAATGGCTATGAAGGTAGCATCAGCGACATGAACACTGGTACTTTAATGCGGTTTTTAGATTACATTGAAATGTACGAAGATAACAGACTATAGCATACGCTTTAGATCATATCGGTCAATGCCAATATCTTGTAGTTCCCTGTCTGTCATATGGTATAGTTTCCAGTAGTTAGCTTTTCTTTCTTGTGCAGCTACCGCTTTGCGCCATAGTTTTCTTATCATAGTATAACTCCTTTAATGTATTGTAGTTATACCACACTTTAGCAATTTTAATATTGCTATAATCACAACCCCGTTATGACTACTTGACACCCCAGATTTCAACACCTCTTTTAGCCCACAACTCTACTTCAACAAGATGCAATAAAGCATTGGCCTGTTCAGGTGTTTCATACAACTCCGAAGTTAAAAGGGTTTTTAAAGGTTTCATAATTTTATTAAACTCGTTTGCAAACTTAGTTTGTTTTCGGTTCATGTGTACATTAGCTTCGTGTTGTAGTTTCATAGGGCTATTGTTTCCTTGATGTTTTGTTTAAGTAGTTTAGTGCCTTTTTAATATCCCCTATTGTATCTCCCAAAACCCCAATGCCAAGATTGCATGGAGGGCATAACCAACCCCTAAATATCTCTGTATCGTGACAATGATCTAATACAAGTTTATCTGTCTTTACGAGACAACACTCACAATGTCCCTCTGGTGCTGGAGAAATAGCCCGGAGTTTTTTTATTACGTTGTTTGCGTGACGAGAACAATCTTTGCATTTACTATCTCTAGAATTACGATCTCCAGTAGCCCTACGATATAATCTAAAAGAACTCATTGGTTTGAGAATATCACACTTCTTGCAATACTTTGAGGGTCCTTCAATCTTACTTGGTAGCTCTTTAAAGAGATCTAGCTGCACTACGTAAGGTCCACAATCTCACACACATCACCGCTACACGCTAGGGTTTGCATCCCTACAGTATTGTCTTCCTGTTCATAAGAAGATAACTTTTCCCAGTCAATCTTACTAGGGAAGTCTTTCAGTAACGCTTTGTATTCATCCTTGCTACACTCTTGATAGGGTGCTTGCTGATAGGTATGATCTGAGTGTGGCAGAAAAGACACACCACTCATCTCATCAAAATACTTATATACAAATGCTCCTACGTCCATCCATTCATCAGGTAGAACTGTAATGGTTACAGAAGGTTTGTGTTCACACCAGTGGCGTTGATAGGTTAACCACATCTCTAGTTGATCTATGGCTGTCATGTCGTTACGAGTTACTGCATTTTTAGGTGATGCAATAGGAAACGTAAAAACAGTGGTAGTGTCTGGTTTCATTACACATAACTCTGAAGGTATGCCCTGATCTTTCATAAACTGTGTAATAGGATCTTTGTTGTCTCCTCGAACAGTTCTATAATAATACTGGCTGTGTCTAGCGTGTATGCCTGATGCACTGTCTACAAGTTGTGATACAGTTCCACTAGGCTTGACGCACGTAATAGCAGTAGATTGTTGTACCCCTAGTCTTACTGCCCACTCTTTATTAGTATCAACAGCAACGTGACGCAAGTGATCTAGCGTTTGAGCTAACCCTTTGTTCTTAGCTGTGAGCAATGGGTTATCCATTATGCCTGTAAGAGAAACACCCAGTAGCCTTTCTTCCTCCGTATTATTCTGCCAGACTTTACGCAAGTACGGAAACTTAGTTAGACTGGATTGTATTGTACCTATAATTGTAGCTAACTTAACTTTGTTAGATAAACTCTTTATATCGTCTGTGGCTCGTACTACTACCTCAGATAAATTGCAGAATTGGTATGGGCGTAGGATTATCTCGCTGCAAGGATTTGTCCCAAACTCCCATTCAGTGTCTCGTCTGCCATTCTTAGCTGCTTGTTTCTTACTAGCCTGTCTGTTGAAGATGCCACGCTCACCTGACTTAGATTCAACTAATGCTGTCCACTCACGCAAGAAAGTCTCCATGTCTGGCTTTTCTGTATAGCTAACTGAGTTATTAGCTAATGCTCGATGCCCTGCATGTTCCCACCAGTTGCCTGACTTAGCATGACGCATACGGTCATCGCTTAGATTAGACAAACTAATCATAGCACTACGTCTAACGCCACCACTTACAACTATCTCACCAACTTTACACATAATGTCATGACACTCTAGGCTAGACAACCTGCGGTTTTGTGCGCCTTTGAATGTAGCAATACAAAAGTTAAACAGATCTATCAAAGGTGCTGGACCAGAAGCTCTGCCACCAAACGTCTTTAGTTTAGCTCCTGCTGGACGAACTAGAGATACATCCCACTTAGGTACTTCCCCTGCCCAGAGTAATGCTAAGACTTGTCTAAATGCTTTAGCCCAGCCCTCCTTACTATCCTTAACTATTATAGTTGTATCACTATCAAACATCGTTGGTACTTCCGGCAGCTTAGATACAAACTGTCTCTCAACAGAAAACCCCACACCTGTACCACACAAAAGTATAAACATAGCTTCATCAAAACTTTTAGGGTCATCAACTGGTAGGTAGCTACAGTTATATCCTGCTGTGTTGTCTCGCTCTAGTGCAGGACCTGCAGTCATCATAGCTCTCATGGATGGCATTACTTGTAAAGATATAATAGCATCGTACAATTCTTTTTTAGTATTTGTATCTATAGCGTTTGTTTTACATATATTAGATACATACCTCAGTACTGTTTCATGCCAGCTTTCTCTGCGTCCCTCAGTATCTAACCACCTGGCGTATCTAGATTTGTGAATGAATGATTGGTAGTCCGTTGGTAGATAGTTACCGTCCATAGTCTTTCCCTTTTACTTTAATTTTTTCTATTCTTACATCGTCAATATCATGCAGCGCATTTGATATTACTTCTTCAACATCTCTCTCGTGTTCATCTTCTACTAAGGATAGGATATTGCCTTCTTCGTCTACCTTCATTGCAAACGATATATGAAAAGATTTATAACTCATCAGCACCCTTAATTTGATTAATACGCATCTCAGCGTATCGTATTACTTTGTTGAGATCTGTTATCTCACTCTCTTGTTCATCCATACCATCATAAATTTTATGCCCTGCTCGACTAGCGTACTTGACTATATTGCCACGCCAAAACTCAAAGCCATTCACCATAGTATAGGTGATTGGTTCTATCTGCCATCTAGCATAGTGAGCTGGCTTACGTATTAATTCTTCCGTCATGCGCTTCCTTTCGTTTTAGATGTCGGGCCAAACTTTATAACCTGCCCTCCAGAAGTTTGTACTTCTACTTCCGGTAATCCATTAGCCTCTTCGTTCGCATCTTGTTCAAACATTTTAATCACTTCGTCCCTTCTTTTTTCAACAACTTCCATAATGTTTGGATAGTCGTGTGCAACATCAAGGAAAGCACTTAGAAAGGTAGCGCATTTTATTAAGTCACTAAGTATATCCTTATCTATGTTACTTTCTGGTCCCATTGCTAATCCAGTAGAAATCAGGCCACTCCATTCGCCATCGGCAGTAAAATTTATAGGCCGTAGTATAAGAGCAACTTCATCGTCAGCTAATGTATAGCCCATTATATATCCTTTCTTTTTGTTTTTAACTTTATCACAGTAGCTGAAGTACACCTACCTTTTTCTGTTAGCCAGTCCATAGGGATAACTCTATGCGCCCACTTGAAGTTATTCTTCTCACACCACCCTGAGTACCTAGTCTTAGAACCTTTGTATAGTTTAGCTTGAGCGTTACTAAAGACAAAGCGTATATCTAATTCAGGGTGCTGCTTCTGAATAGCTAAATGCTTACGCCTGTCTTCATTGTCGAACAATCCTTTAGCCTCACATATGATGCCATTGTCTAACTGAAAGTCAGGTGTGTAGGTACGATACCGAAGATCCTCCCATTGGACCTTCAGTAGTTCGTAACGTACTTCTTTTTGGTGATGCGTTAAGTAGTCAGCAAGTGTTTCTTCTAAGCCACTTCTGTAGCGTCGAGAATTGTGTCTACGTTTACTATTATTCTTTTTTACCATCTGATAGGAGAGCCTTTAATTCATCAATTTTAACTCTACCTATTGCGTTCACACATTGTAACATATGATTGACTACATTTGATGTAGTTGTATTAACTTTAAGAACTTCAATCAATTCCTTTTGTTCATCAGTCATATTATCTGTGTCGTAGTCTGTGCCTTCGATTGTCATCTTTACCATTATGCTGCCTCATCTTTGTTATTGTTTAAGATCTCTGATGGATCATATTTTTTCATTAGTTTCCAATATGACAGAAGACTGTCGAACATAGCTAAATGTCTTTCATGGGTTTTTATATCCCACTTATGCACGGCTATTAATTCAGGATCTTCTCTGTCAACAAATATTGAAACTCTTTCTGGTTTATTAAAATTACATCCTGCAGCGTAAGCCGATAATTGCATACCGTGATCATCAAACACTAGCTTAGATGCCTTCTTATCTTTTAACCCATCTTTAGTCTTAAAGTCAACAAATATTCCTGATTTAGAATATAAATCTATCTTACCTCCGTAGCCTCTCTTTGAACAGAATGAATCTTCTGCAATCCATTTCTCTCCAGGAAAATCTTTATCTAAGTATGCTTTAATAACTTTATAGGCTTTAGTTTTTGTGCCGCCCATAAACCCTTGTTCAATCATAGCATGGATAATAGTACCACGCTCTGCTGCTCTTCTGCCGATTTCTTTTGAGTCTTGTTTGCATCTATTAGTAAAGTCTTCTAACGACTCCCCTGGATCTTGTTCTAAAGTCAAAGCTGAGTTCAACGCTTGATTAACTTTCCAGTTCTCTAGCGCAGGTTTTGCTGCCATGCCTATTACTGTTGTGACAGAGGGGACGTATCCCCACTGCCTCGCATCTCTTAGGGTGGTATTTCTTTCTTTACCATTTGCCCCAATAATAGTGTAAGTAGGCAAACCATCTTTGTCGTACCAATGGCCTGCCTCAGATAGTTGCTCCATTATACACCTGCGCCAGTAAACTCTTCAATCTCAACAAATTGTTCTGTAAGATCTGCGTCCTCTTGGCTAAGTTCTTGGACATTGTGTTCTTTCCACTTATCTAAGACGTAAGTGTTAGACCAAATAATCCAATCTTGAAAGCTCTCAAATGTTTTACTGTCTTGATCTTCAAGGTCTACTTCACCCTTAACAGTGAATAGTATAGTAGCATACGTTTGTGGAACAGATTCTATTTTAGCCCCCAAAATAAAACTTCTCTTTAACAGCTTGGCCTCTATAGGAAGTGTACTGTCTCGTTTTACTACGTCCAAGGCATCTCTAAGAGCATTAATACTATCCTTATTTTTAGTATCTAGTATAAATGGTATCTGACCATCATAGCCCGTAACTTCATTACCATTCTCATCCAAAGCAAGACCATTAAAATTTACAGTGCCAAATATTATCTTAGTTCTTTTTACAGAACGCATCAAATCTTTAGTGGCCTGTGATAAAGCATCATACTCTTTTTTGGAATGGTATCCAGTTGGCCTTCCTATGTTGAATGTTCCTTTGGAGTCTTTTAAATCTCCATAAAGGTTATTCGCCATTAAAGAACGGTCCATAACGTTGTTTACTGAGTCCCAGTGTGTCCACTGTTCTTTAAGAGAAAAGATACGTATCTCTGGATTAAGACAATAAACAAATTCATCATCTACCTTTAGTCTGTATGCACCAACTGGTAGCACCTCTGTCTTTCTAACTTTACCATCCGACTCGAAGTCGCCCATGATAGGTTTAGACATTATACTAAGTCTGGCTAAGTTAGATGCTTTTTTTGTGCCAGCATCATTAGAGGAAGATACCCCCATCATTTCGGCTAGTGCCTGTCCTGAGACACCCGATATTATAAGTTCTGAGTTCATAATTTACTTTCTATGTAATGTTTGAAAAGAATTATAGTTATACTATAAAACGTCTTCTGTGTCAAGCCAATTAGGGCCTATCTTAGCTTCTAAAAGCATGGGTACATTCATTTTTACATCATATGCCTCCTCTATTATTTGGTCTAAATCTTCGTTTATCTTTTCTATAATTTGTATTACCGCTTCTCTTTCCTTGGGATGTACATCAATCACTGTAGAGTCATGCACAGTATTAACTAAGCACGACTTTAACGGCTCTAATCTTTTGTCCATTTCAAGAAGAACTAATGGCACAATGTCTCCTGTAGCAAATCCTTGCACAGGATAGTTCTTTATCATAGTAAAATATGATGGCTGCCCGTTCATTCGACGTTCAACATCAGGAAAAGCATACTGTCTGCCGGAGGGTGTTGTTATCTTTCTGTGTCTAATTGCCTCCTCACCTAATGTTTTATGCCACTTAGCTATGCCTTGATACTTATCATTAAAATGTTTGTAGTAGGCAGCTTCTGCCTTACTTCTACCAAACCCACTCGCCCCGAACAAGGGGGCAAATGTATGGCCCTTTGCTACCTGGCGTGTTGTATGCTGTCCTGCATCGGTTATAACTTTAGCTGTGTAGCTATGAACATCAAACCCTGTATCTATCTCCTTCATAGCTACCTCATCCTGTGACAAATATGCAGCAACCCTAAATTCTAATTGTGCAAAGTCAGCCTCTAATATGTGACCACCCTTCCATCTGGATACAAAGACACGTTTCACTGGAAACGTACCGCCCCTAGGCATATTCTGCATATTCGGATTACGTCCTGAGAACCGACCAGTAGCCGTAATATGTTGTGTCAAGGACACATGGAGAAAGCCGTCCTCTTTTGTGTAGTTACTTATGCCTTCAACAAATGATGATAGGTAGGTGGTCACAGCAGATAAACGCTTTATGTCTTCTAAGAATTGTATTGCAACCATCATACTCCTAGTTCTAGCAGTTGCTATGAGTATGTCCAAGTTACCTTTACTAGTACTAAAACCATTAGCACTTACCCAAGACTTGTTTGGTGCGTTAAATCCTAGCCCTGCCAAATTATTAGTTTGCTCTAGCTGATAGCCCCTAGCTAAACAATCAGTACACTTATTAGCTTTTTTAAAGTTACTACCGTCCTTCTTCTTTTTAAAACTGCTCCCTACGCCATTGCACGTAGGACAGCTAAATGCCTTAGTCTTTCGTAGCAACTTACTATTAGCTGCAACCGCATCTCGAAACTCAGATACGCTACTTGTATATTCGAACAAATCAACCCATTCTTTTTTGTCTGTAATCTTTCGGCTGAAAATAACTTGGGATACTTGCTCTGGACTGTTTAGGTTTATTGGGGTATCCCCCATTAGATCACGGATCTGCTTAAACAATCTAGCCTCAATGCTTGTCTTTTCTTGTTCAAACTCTTCTCTTACTCTTTGAAGGGCGACTCTATCCACCCGGAACCCTCGCATATACATTCGGGTGAGGGTTTTACAGACTTCACAGGTAATGGCTCGAACTCTATCCATTCCGTTGGACTCGCTTTTGGCGTATCCTTCGGTAGTAATAGCAAGGAACAGTTCGGCAGTAACATTAAGATCGCAATCAAGATAAAAGGTAAGTTCTTTGAGAGGTATTTCATTTGTGTTGTATCCTTCACTAAAATATTTAGTTAATGTATCGTCCTTCTGAAAGTTTAATTGTCTTCGTTCTGCACATGCCGCCAACTTCATAGACTGTTTTTGACCTCGTTGCAGAATGTATTCAGCTAACATAGTGTCATATATTTCGCCATCATATTTGAAGCCGGATGCCCACAACCACATTAAATCGTGCTGTGCGTTGTGCATTATTAACAATGTAGTCTTGTCAAGTATGCCCTGTAACAACGTAGCGTTAGCACCAGTATGATCACGGTATTCTACATGATCAAACGTCAACAGATGTTTATCTGTATCTATGTCTACATTTTTAGTACCAACCTGCACCAAAAAGTTATTAGGCTCAAACGGGTCCATATGTATTTTGCCATTGCGTTTAGTAGTTGTGTTCTCAACATCTAAAACAATCCTCATTCCTTATGGCAGTCAGGGCAAGTTTCAGCATTAACACAACGATTATCTGGATCGGAAGGAAAATGTTCTACCTCATAAATTATTCCCCTACCGTCACAGGTAAAGCAAGTAGTGTGAGGCTCTTCTAAGTTGTCGTACATCATATGTTTTCTCCCTATGCTGTGTATTGTGCTATGTCCCCTGCCAATTGGCAAGTGATGCGACCATGAAAGCCACCCTTTAATTTGTTCTTAGCTATATTTATGTGCCGTTCTTTGTCTTCCATTTCATTACCTTCGGTAATTCTGTTCTTACCTATTAGTATAATCAAGTCTGCTTCAGCAGCTTTTCCTGTCTTGCTACCTTCTAACATAGACTGGTCTGGGGTAGCTAAACCTTCAGCGGCAGCACTTAATTGAGAGAGCCAAAAGACGGAACAGTTGTACTCTTTAGCTATGTTCCTAGCATGAATTGCTGCATCCCTAAGGTAAACATCTGACTTGTCACTAGTCCTGGGGGCAAACTTGTCTCCCATATCCAATACCAGAATGTCAGGCTTAGTTGCCTTAACTACAGCCTCGACCCAACTTAAATCTTTACCTGTTGCATCCTTAATATGTATGTTGTTACTAACTTTATTATACCTCAATGCAGCCTTGGCATAGTTATCTTTTATCTCATCTAAAGACATAGTTGTAGCGGCTGATAAGTAGCGTGAACCTACCCTATTTGCTGCCTCTTCATTACATAAAACAACACACTTAGCACCTTGATCTGCAAACCCATGCGGAGAGGCAATAACTGAGGCGTGAAAGCTAGTCTTACCTGTGTTTGGTCTGGCCCCTACTATAACGAAGTGACCCCCACTGATGCCTTCAACATTACGTCTGAGCGTGGGTATGTTAAACTTCCATTGCGTCTGAGTTTCGTTAGCTTTTAGTAATGTATCTATGCTCATGTCCTCAAACTCCACCTTTAAGTTAGGCGTAAAATCATCCTGATAATTCTCTACAATTTTACGTAATGGCTCTAAACTATTTTGTGTTCCGTTAACGTACTCAAAACCTATGTTAGCTACCTCTTGTCCTACTACCTGCTGAAACATTCTAGAGATTACTTCATTAGCTACATCATTATTTAATGCACTGCTGTTAGCAATCTTTCTAAATATATTTTGATACTGCTCTTTGTTAGAAGTAGTAAGGGTTTTGTTTGTAGCGTAGAACAATGCCTCTAGGTCAGCTAACGACAGACCTTGGTCATATGTTTCCATTGCATAGTCTAGTGCCTGTTTAACTTTCCTAACATCCTTAGTAAATATTTTGTCGGGACATCGTATTCCTTTATGTAGTGCGTAAAATTCTTTATTCAATAAAGTTTTTAATAATGATAATTCTGTCATCGTACCTTTCTTCTTCTTCCTAAAAATGCCCCTTGCCTATCCCAGCCGATAAAACGCATAGGAAATGGTCTAAGATACCAAATCATTTGTCGTGACTTACCGTTGTTCCAACACTCTTTAACTACTCCCCAACGTCCTATTTTACATAGTCCTATACATGCCAAGTATGTTTTTGGTGGATCACGGATCTTATTGCCCAACCAAGTTGTATTTCTTGCATTGTCATACATAGGCATCCCTTTTGGATAGTGCTTGGCAAGCACCCTTAAAAGTATTAACTAAATATGGCTTTACTGATTGGGGGTTTTGATGACCAGACACTTGCATAATACTAGCTATATCTGCTCCTCCCTCTACCATTTGAGTAATAGTTGTTCGACGCAAATCCATCGCCCATAAGTCTGACCGTAAGGAAGCTTTCTTTTTTATACGGGTTACTAGATAGCTAATCTCGTGCAGGGTGTATGGTTTTAGTTTACCGCCCTTGGTCTTTGACTTATGTCTAGGGCATATATAATCCTGGCCCTCCCAACCTACAGCCTCCTTCTGCTCCCATAACATTTTTAATAAAGGAGCAGGTATGGGAAGATGAACCTCTGCACCACGCTTGGATTGTTTAAAGTTTGCCCTGGCGGCAGTGAAGTCAATGTTATCCCACGTTGATGTACGCATATCTCCAATACGTTGCCCAAAGATATATGCCATATGACATATTAAACCTATACTCTTATACTCAATTCTAGAATACGCTACATCTAAAAACTTTATAATGTCTTGTTTATCCCATAAGACTTTGCGTGTAGCATCCTTTTGTTTAGTCACACCAAGAGTAGGATTTTTATCTATCACTTCTTTTTGCATTGCATACTTTATTACTACGGATAGTGCGCTAAATCTAATGTTAGCCGTCCTTGTTCCGACATGTAACCACTGCTCATATGCAGAAGATACATGCCTAAGTGCCAGCTTATGCAGCTTAATACTTCCCAAGGACACACCATCAGAAAGTTTAGTAGCACAGATCTTCTTCTGTTGCTCTGCATAATCTTTTTTTGTTTTATCAGCTAATCTTAAAAACTTAGGCGACTTCTTGTAATACTCTACTGCTGTTGCCAAAGAGTTAGTTCTACTTAATTCTCTCATTACTTTTTCCTTTCTTCAGGGGGTTTTACTTGCTTTAATCTAATTAGACGTTCGTTAGCTTTTAGAAACAACTTTAACAGTTGCTTTATTTCATACTCGACGTTCTCTATTTCGCCACACATAGACATAATTATTTCTCCTCTTTTACAATATTATTTTTATCTGTAACCCAGTACCGCTTGTAGCGATTACGAGTTATTGGGTGAGACCGCCACGTACTTAGTATAGTATAGCCATCTGCTCTCAAGGTGGATATTACCTTACTCAGTGAGGCTATAGCGTGGTCTAACAAAGCTTCTCTGTTAGATATGCTACCAGTAATTTTTAAGTGCTTTAGTACTTGTTCAGTTTGTCTCATGTTTATTTTCCTTCCTTTGTTTTAAATTTAAGTGCTAATATTTCCTCTGCCTCATACGCCTCAACTTCCCAGGGCGACATGTTCCCATAGGTATCTGCGTCAAGTATGCTACCCTTCCAACACCCCTCAGTCTCTGTAAGTTCTGTTCTAGCGTACTGCTTAACGTGTACCATCTCATGGCATACTGTAGTTATTATTTCTTGATTTGTCATTCTATTCTCTATCTCTAACTCAAAAGTCCTTTTGTCGTCAGCCATTAAACAGTAACCTTTTGCACCAGACTTAATGTTTCGTAATAGTATTTCTATATCTAATGTACGCATACGCGGCATAAGTTCGTCAATGCAAAAGTGTACTACTCGACTAACTAAGTCTCGCTGTTTTGCAGTACCTCCAATAGGCTCTATCCAATTAGTCATGTTAATAATCCTTTCAATTTAATAATGTCTTCCTCTACTTTATACTTTATATCATCCTGTAATCGCATGGCAATAGTGCTTACACCCGTCCAAGACGCTACTTCTTGTTTGTACGTCAAGGTCTTGTGTGCCGCATCTGGGTCTAGTGCAATAATGATAAGCACATAATCTTGTAGGTACTCCATATGTTTCACACTCAATGATGTACCTAAGATAGCCATACCTGTGACATTTGGACACACACTACATATAGTGTTAGCACTGATAACGTCCTCGACTACAACCACAGATCCATTTGGTTTACCGGAGCAGGCTGTGTACACCTGGGATGTACCTGTGTACCTATACCATTTAGGTATTGCTCCATCTAAGGCTCTGCCTACTGCATCAATCAGCCTACCATCCTCTCGTATAGGGAAGACAGCACGTTTATCCTTCACGTCATACAATAGCTCTGCATTGTGTAAGTCCCAACGATTAATAAAATTCCATAATAGTTTGTGCTGACTAGTCGGATATATAACATATTCTGGTATTTCCATTAGAGAAATAGTAGGACACGGATCTGTATGACCGTACTCTGCAATCTTTTTTATAATTTCCTGGGCAGTCATTCCTTCATAAGAATTGCCATATATATTACACTGACCTTTAAAACAGTTATACTTAACTACACCATCAATTTTACTAACACTAAATGTATTGATACCGTTGCAGTCGGGGCAGTCTCTTCTAAAGCTCTGCCCCTCCTCTATGTCTAAGCTTTTAATGTAATCTATAATCTTACGTTTTAACATTTATCTAATGCCCCTCTTTAACTGTAAAACTTACGTCAACAGCACTGTAAACATCCCGTCTTTTTGCGTAACTAATTAACTCATACAACTCACCTAAATCAAAAGCGGTCTCATTAATTACGTGTACTTTCTCCGTTACTATTGGCTTTTTTAGCTGTTTATGCTTTCCCGTTTTAGGATTGTATTCACTTGTCTTTATGTGTGTTGTCCACACCTTTACGTTTTCATAATATATACTCATTTTTTATCCATCCTTTCAATTTTGGTTACTACGTAATCGTCAAGTATCTCCCTGACCATTTGTTCTCCGTGGGCATAGATATATATCTGCACCCAATATGCATCGTTTAGTTCTACCTTGTATCTAATCCACTCAGGTTTAGGGTATGTCATCTTTTTTCTCTCCTCATAAATGTATGCCTACTGGCGGATAATTGTGTGTTACCTTTAACGATGCGACCTGTTCCAATCTCGCGCAATAATGCGTCACGTACCATGTTAGCTCGTTCAAGGCCACATTGCCTGGCAATCTCAATAGCCGTTAGTGGTAGCTTAGAGCTATCTATAACAGCCAATACCTGGGCGGTACGTTCAGTCTGCACATTAGTTGCCCTAAACATAGTAGGAAACATATCTTTTTTAGTGCAGGTGTTACGCCAAGATGCGGCATCCTTTCTAATTGCCTCACCTAATAGTTCTTCGTAATAGGGTGGCGTATATTTACGCCAAGTTTTAAATGCGTTACTGAAGTCTAGAAAGTTATTCATAATTGTTCTCCCAATCATCAACATCTACAGAAACAACTAGCATCTCTGCACCCTTTATATTGCGCGAGGGTTGATTAACCTCAACCATAACATTGTACCCATTAGGGTGTACCTCGTCGTTGTGGTGAATTACATCCAGTACTAAGTCATCGGTACAATCAAGATAAACTTCATTACCTGACTTTATGTCTAGTGCAGGGAAAGATGTTGTCTCATCAATTAGTTCTTTTTTCAT